CCGTTTGTCACAAATCCCTTACAACTCAGCTGCTAAGCAATCGCTGAGTCTTGCGGGTGACATATAAAGAACCGGTTCGCACCGGATCGATCCACGCGGGGTCGTATGTGCGCTTAGCGCGCATCTTCCCCTTACGTGCCAGTTTCCTCTCGTAGGGACTTGGCTCCAAAGTATCAGGAGGTGTTTCCAAACAAGACAGGTATCTGCCATACTCGGGTTGTTCACTTTCCATAGCTGTGAAGCTAAGAGTCGTGAACACGTATGCCAGTGGTCTAGAGCAGAGATTGCTCGTCGTCCACGGACGCGCGTTATCCCAAGTTGCGATGATTCCAGACTTTAACCCATATCCGTCCGGGACTAAACCCGGTTTCGGACCATGGAGTCTGGCTGCCTTAGCAACGAGATAATTATACAGGTCGTTAGACGCCACCGACGGGAACCTTGTCGCCCACTCCACATAGGAGTTGGCTATCAGGCACCCATCGAGCGTTGTAGCGTCCAAGCGTTTCCAGTATACTGGTGTAACGTCTTCCCCAAGAAAGTAGTGTTTACCACAGCTTTCTCGGAAGGCCCCGTAATAGAACGTCTTTTGAACGTTCGTTCTGAAACCGCAGTAACCGAGCACCCCGATAAGGGGCTCGGCCAAACTCGTTGGTACGACGATGTCATCGCCGTATACTGAGAGACGTTTGTCGAGTTCGCCATAAGCTATACGGGTTGCTTTTGCTAGAGCCCAAAACAGCAGGGACTCCAACTCAAACGTAAACCCATTACCCATAGACGACCACATTTCGAACTGATGCCAGGTGCCATCTGGAAGATAGCAACCTGAGCAACGAACTAGGTCCATTGCTTCAGCCCAGTCTGTGGGAAAGTGATCCCAAACGACACGCTGACTTATAGAGCCAGATGCGTTCTCTAGGTCAATTGTCGCCAACGTACCATCAATACTCCCTATATAAGCGAGGTACTGATTAAGCGCTTGTGAGTTTAAGTTAACACCCACTTTGCGCAAGGCACGGCGAAAATATCGCCCAATCCCTTTCTGCCAACGCATATTCATATCGGGTTCGATGTTGATAACCCGTTTTGTCTTTGCGTTCTTCTCGACTAGATCGAGGCGAGATCCGCCAACTACGACAACCCAATCATCGGGATCATTCCCGTGTTCAGATTGCATGGCTTCTCTCCACAAGGGAGATGACCAAATGTCGCAAATGGCTAAGATCTTGCATTTTTGCGTTGTTTCTGGTTTGCCCTGATATTTAAAGGACGGATCGCCGAAGCGACGTGGAAGGCGCGTAGATGCACCGCCACTAAAACCAACTAAAGGATAGATGAGATCCCACGAAAAAGGCGGGAGTACGTCAGAAATTATTCGCTTAGCAATCTGACAGATTGCTTCGTAGCGCGTGCCCAAGGCACGTCCTTCTGTGTACACACTGCTCCATCGAGGGTCATAACCGTTACGGTTAATCTCTCTATTCCTTGCCTCTCCTTCCATGAAGACTGACATAGCCTTCGTTTCAGGATCAACGGAGAGTTTCCAACCATCCCATTTAGATAGGAGGCTGACTGCCATATAATCACGTCCGAAAACATCAGCACTAGTGTACCCGTGAGGGCTAACACTAATGTTGAGCATCGAGTCATGATCACCTTCCAGCGCATCAAGGACACGCTGTGCGACAGGGCTCTGAAGCGATCGTAAGATCGCTTTTCCGAGAGGTAACAACTGTTGCGCCGATGGCTGAGCCATAGACTGTACTCCTTAACTGTGTTAAGACCAGGAAACAACGTAAATCTTACCAGAAATTTTCTGGCAGATCTGCTACATCAGACAATTCGCTTGATGCAGCAAGGGCAAGCAAACGCTCACGGATTTTCTTCCGTCGCGCTACGTCCCCTACTTTCCCGGTGATGATCTCAAGTTTCGCGAGATCATCTTCCACAGTCGCGTTACCGGCACTATCAGTGACAACAACAGGCTCAGTGAGCTTGATGAGGTACTTGACAGTGTTTCGACCGTTCGGCTTCGGTTCTTCCAGAAGTACAGAAAGAACCGGCTGCTCGCGCAGTTTAGTAACGCTGGTATCACGGAACGTGCTGATACCGTTGGAGTCAACGCCTTTAGGCGTAAAAGTCGCATCTTGGTTTGTACCATATGTGATGTTTATGGGGCTACGATTTGGCATTTTGCCGCTCCTATAGGAGTAATTAACGTCGCTTGCGCAATGGTGTCTTTCCAGATACCAAAGCTACTGTCGTGATGACATGGGCAACACTGAAGGGATCCTTGATGTACAAGGATGGTTTAGGTGAGGTAGTGTACACTTTCCTCTGCATCTTTCCAGCGGTAACAACGTCACTAACACGAACTTCTTGATGTAACTCTTGAAGTTGTGTGTTGTTGATTGTAGCCGTGGAGAGCTTTGGAAAATCAGTAAATTCGCAGAAACCTTTGAATTCGCTGAAATAAGTGTGGGAACCACCCTTAAACTGGAAACCGAGATCGGAGTCCAGCGCACTCAGTACATCACCAACCGGAATCAACCAGTCGACAACGAAAGAGAGCGTTGTAAGCTCCCATGCCCACAGTAAGGGGTTTGTAAGCCCTAAGCTGCTGGCCAGGTGTAGATCTTCGCCTTTCAGAACGTACCAAAGTGCGACCTTTTGAGTCGACTCAATACCGCCCGTCCAGACGTGGTCGTAACCACGATCAGGCCCTGTTGGATGGGTCCAATTAACACTCATTTCCTCCGTCTTGCGGGAACGCGCGACGAGAAGGAAATCCTTACCCCGGAGCTCTTTTTCAAGAAACTCAGCGAGGTTGTAACAATCCAATATCAAGGGTTGTATGCCGTATAACGCTTCGAGCCATAGGCTTCCAGCGTCTTTAGCATACGTTTTTGTTACTGAATTGTAGTGCTTTGTCTTAAACCCAAACTGCTTGTGCAGTTCGGAGACATCTTTCTTGCGAATCGCCAAGATGATCGCACTGATCTTCTTGATGATCGACGCTAGTGTTTTGAAACTCTCGCGAGCTTCTAGCACATTCATCGCCAAGTTTAAGGTTTGATCCTTAGCCTGGCTGAGCGCACTTGCAAGAAGAGCGTTTTCCGTATTGGAAGACGGACCGGGCCAATATGCTGCACTAGGTTCGGGAGCCACTATCCAAGCTGGCCCCTGATTTACACCTACCCAATAACGGGCGGATTGAAGCGGACCATTCCAATATCCATAAGGATAGGACTTGCCGCAAATCCAGTTGGCATTATAAGCACCACGCTCAATCACTAGAGAATTCCACCAACTCATGGAGTAAGGGGAAGGCTTGCGCCAACCTGACTCATCCATTTTGTTGACGGTAATCTCGGGTCTTATGACCCGGCTAGTGACTACATCCCTACCATCACTGCGCGCACGATCAGAATTAGCCAAAACATAGTTAAGACAGGCTTGCTTCGCAAGCTGTTCTGCCACTATACCTGACTTGTTCTGTGTGTAACCACCTTGTGTGGTCGCGCTGTTATAGATCCAATCGGATCTAGTCTCAGTAGTAGCCATTACTGCCTCCAGAGGAAGCAGCGAAGGCCCCCATAGTGTTTTGATGGGATTAAGTTACAACAACGGCCGGTGACTTTCGTCACTTAGGTTAAGGCAATGCCCCGCTGTGCCCGTGCAATAAGTTTCACACGGTGGAATCATCGATTATCGATGAATCCAGACAACCGAGTATACTCGGTGGACCCTGACG